AAAAAATGCTTCCTAGGTCCTAATAAAACCTTCCCTATTTGCGCAAAAAACACATGTAAAATAAATAAGAAAGGTGTTTATGCTGCGTATATTCGCGCCAATGAGTATTCTACAATTAAAGGCACAAGAAGATATAGACAAATTTCGAATAAGGCTAAGAAACTTTTGTAAATTATTATATTATTATTTTAAACAATTATTTATATATTAAAATAATAACCAACTAACAAATGAATAAAAATATGTCATTTACTCAATATAAAGAAATGTATATTACATCGAACCAAAAAAATGATATTGAGACTGATATTGAGACTGATATTGAGACTGATATTGAGACTAATACAGATTGGGACTTTTATGTTAACATTGAAACACCAATTCATAATCAACCCCAAAAAAGTATAGATATAGATATAGATATAGATATAGATATAGATATAGATATAGATAAAATTAATGATTCATTAATAGACAATGAAATATTAGGTCCAAAGTTCTTTCCAAGTTTCCATTTTTTAGACTTTTTTTCAAATGAAAAAGCAAAAAATCCATGCGAAATGACAATTTACAGAGGTTTAAAATTATTGTTACCAATTGCTATTATAATCCTTATTTATTAATATTAATTTAATATTAAATTACAGAAATTTCCTTGATTTTATAAGGTAACATATTATCATAAATTGTTGTCACTTGTAGAATGAATGCGAAATCAATTGAATGTAAATCAACTAATACTCCATCAGCGCTAAGTAATTTAATACTTATTTTTGAAATATCCACAGGTGAATTGTAATTTCTTGTCTTATAAATATCATTTGAATTGTTATCAAATGTGGAAATATATTTAGGTGTCGTAATTGGTAATACAGCTATAATATTTTTACTCAGGATATATGTAGGTAAAACTCCATAAGTTGACTCATTCTGATAATCATTGTAATCATTCAATTCAAAGTAATAATAATCCTGTAATGTATTATCAAATGGCGCTTCACATGTATATGATTTGGAATCAACATATTCTATTTGCCGGAACCCCATTAAGTAACCCATCGTTGTAAAATAATCAGACGGTTTAATCTTCTTTTTAATATCGGCAGTCTCATATTCTGATGATTTAAATTTATTTTTACCATCAGAATTAATACAATTAGATGGAATATTTTTCTTTTTAATAACCGGTTCATCATAATTTGAATTTAATGATTGACTATAATCAAATTCAGCACAATCAAAAATAGTATCAATTGAGTTTATTTTTTTCAGAATGTTTATTCTAAATGTATTTGTACTATTTATAATATTTATAGTATTAGAGTTGTTATTTATCGTAACCGTAAATCGATTTGGAGTAGAGCCAATTACTTGTTCATTAATTGCTTTTTCCAAAGCAGTAGCAAATGTGTTTATATTATAATTACCGGATGGAATAGTAACAATCGCATTTAACCCTGTATTATCTTCATAAATATATAACTGGTTTGTTTCTTTAACAGATGAAAATGTATATGATACATTAGGTATTTGTATTCCAGCAAGATTAATAGCTATTACATTTTTAATTTTGTTAGGTAATGTGAAAGAACAATTGCTTGATGAAGTGTTAAAATAATTATCTCTGAAACGTGTATTGTAAATATAATTTGACACATTTGTCGAAAGATTGTAGCCATTTATAGAATTGGATGGAATTGATTGTGTTTGTAATGCTGGATGATTTGAAGTTGGGTTGATAATTTTACCAACATTGTTGTATTTCTCAAATAAATTACTATGAATAGGCATATTCATTTTATTTGTAATATCTGCGCCTTCTGATTCTTCTACAGTGGCAGGAGTAGAGCTTTGAGTTTTAAAACTGGAAGGCGTTTTGTCTTTATTAGAGCGACGTTTTTCTTTTTGTATTTTTCCAGACAGAACCTGTTTTCCTGTTTTAATAAATCCAATTATTTCATTACGATATACAACATTTGTGTCATTATACAACTTCAATATATTACTAATTAATTCGCCTTCTTTATCATCTAAATCATCAAATGAATAATTACTATCTAATTTAAAAAAATTCATTAATTCCCCAATTGTATAATTATTTATATCTAAATCAATACTATTACTTGCGTTCATTTATATTATATTATTTAATAAAAATATAATCTAAAATCGAAATAAACTAACAAAATAACTCCATAAGTAAAATCAATTACATTTATCAAGTATTCGATTTATTCGCATGTATATTTCATATAATTTGTAAAGTTCTCAATTCCACACGCTGTTTTGCCAAATAAAGCACCAACTGGGTCAATTGTATTTGTCCAACTGAACGGCACTGTGCTAGTAAAATCTATACTAACTTCGTTTTGACAAGCACTACATGATGTATCTATGTTATTACAAGGGAATCCATTTATTAGTGAACAAACATTTGTCATGTCCATCTTTGTATAAAGACCAGCAATTAAATTGTATTTATTGAATGGTATTAAACGATTATTAACTAAATATTTGAAGCTAAGTCGTCTACCATTATTAAATAAATTCATCTGATTATAAGAACCATTTCCAGAAATATTCTTATTACTACATTTGTTGGGCGCATTACAGTAAGAAAGCCGAGACTTTTTATTTGTAATGTAGTCGCTTTGAAATGTATTTTGACGCAATGTGCCAAATGTAGGTTTTGCTGGTATTATTTTGAATGCGTGTGCCATAATATTAACATATATTAATATTATAATCTATTTTACAATTCTATTTTACAATTATTTGTTAGTTTTTCTTTTTATTTTTCATTGTCTTGGTTCTATTATTTATATTTTGTTTCAAAGTTTGCTTCTTTATACTTTGTTTTAATTTGAGACTATGATGACCATTCATATTATTATCCATTATTTTTCCCAAATTCAGGTGCTCAACAAAGCCAATTTTAAGAAACTGTCTGCTTGTTTTACACGCTAATGCCAGGACACTATAATGATGGCTCTTTAAAAATGCTTCCAATCGTCTGCCTTGTGTAACTGTATTAAATGGAATATAAAATGTATTCGGTCCAACTCCATATTTACCTGTATAATCCATTTCAAATTCTAATTTGGGAGATATCGCAAAAATCACTGCTTTTTTAATATTTAAACCTGGAGCCAACTCTATTTTGTTAGTTCGTAGTCTTTTTGAACTAGTATAAATAACAGGATATTTAGTTCCATTGTACAAAGACAATTGTTTACCGCGATTGTAAACCGCATTATTTTTAACATTTGTAATATATTGTCTTAAAAGTTTTTCAACATAGGGATTCCAATTACGCACAGGATTCACAGCTCTATCAAGTAGCCGTGTTTTAAATATTTCTCCATTTGTATTTTCAATCACTGTTACTGATGTTTTAGGATTCTGCTTTTGTAACAAAAAATAACAAATGTATTGTTGTATTCTCGGGAAAAATGTCTGTATTTCTTTATTGAAACTAACAAATTGGACATTATTTTGTATTAAAGTATTGTAAGCAACATTTCCGTTTCCACTAAGCATATTATCAGGCACTAAAAATGACAAATATCCGTTATCTTTTAACAATGTAATTGATTTTGAAAAAATGCGCTCATATAACTTGCTTTTGCCACCACTGCCATTAACAGTATTATCCTCTTGAAATGGTGGATTACCAACAATATAATTAAATGCTTCTAATATGTTCTCACCAAAAAACTGCTTATCTGCCAAAAAATCCGAGCAAACAATATTTGCTTTGGAACCAAACAATTTCCTACAAATGTCATAATTTTTATCATTTAGTTCGACCATATACAACATATTCTCAATAATATGGGCACTCCTTTTGTCTTCATTAGGAAACTCTGTTTTCAAGCCTGACATCAGACGTTGATACACATGGATTAAAAAGTTGCCCGTTCCGCAACACGGATCGAGCCATTTTGAGTCCGGATTAGACCAACTTGTTGCCGGAAATTTATCCAACATTTTTTTAATTAAAGCGGAAGGCGTAAAAACCTCGCCATATTTGGCCTTTTCCAGATTCTTTACTGGCAAATGATGTGTAATGAAATCTTCGATTTGGTCAGGTGTCATGTCTTCTATTGTTTTATTAGGCATTTTGTTAGTATGTGTCTAATATATACTAACAAAAATAAACATTTTATTCATTATTTATTATTGTATTAATAATTATATTATCTATACAATATCTATATAATGTTATCTTTACTTATTTCAACAAAAAAAAGAAGCAACTCAAAACAAAAGAAGACACGTAAATGGTCGCAAAAATATAAAAAAAGCATAAATTGTAGACGACCTAAAGGGTTTTCTCAAAAACAATATTGTAAATATGGCAGAAAGAAATAAGCAAAATTACAAATCATAAATAGTCTGGAATGTCAGACAAAAACTGTAGTCCATATTATTTAAATTAAGTATGCGTCCATATTCATCTAGCAACTGAATTTGTAGCTTTTGTATGTCAACTGGGCCAAAATATTGTCTTGGTGTTGTTATTAAAATGTAATTGTTCTGTGATAATACATTGAACACACTGCCTTGTAGTGAAATGCGAGCCAGGATATTTTTATTCAAGATTGATGAAGTAAATGCTCCATAGAAGCCATCATTTACACTATTATTAAAATCATTGATGACTAAATAAATATATTTGGTGCCAACAAAATCAATAATACCTTCTGATATATAGGACACACCATTTTCGTAATAGCCTTCTCTAAAACCCATTAACCAGCCACATTTTAATGGTAATGGTGTTTGTTTGTCTTCAACACCGTAACGGTCTGTTTGAAAATTGATTGAAAAACTGGTAATTGTACTTCCAGTTACTAGACCTACAACCATTCTACCACTACCACCTATACCTGACCCAAGGGGTGTGTTAGCATCAGCAATGAATTCAATATCAAAGTATAAAGCATTAACTGTTTGGTTTTGAATAAAATTATTAACATACGCAGTGAACATTAAGTAATCATAGTTACCATCTGGAATAGTAATAATTAAAGGGGGTATGCCTGGATTTGCTATTTCTAGGACAAAGAAATTATTACCAAAAATTGAGGATATTGCGTAAAATGTTGTCGGTAGTTCTAATGCCGAAAGTTGTAGAGACACAACTTGGGTAAGACGTAATGGTAGGTCTAGATGGAAATTTGCCGATTGTGTCGTGTAATAATTCTCTCTAAAACGCGTATCTATATTTATATTTTGTCTTAATATACGCTTATTTAATGGATTAATAGCGCCTGGATAAAATTCACTAGGTTGCGATTGTCCATAAGGAGTTGGAGGTGGTTTTATAATAAATGTTGAGCCACTGGAAATTGTATCAGAAACTTGTAGACTCTTATCTAAATTATATACATTTTTATATGTTGTTGCGAGTTTACTAATGTTATTAGCCTGTCCTGTATTTCTTTGTGCCTGAACGGCAACAATTAGTTTTTGTTTAACATCGGTAATGAAATTTAGTGTATTGGTTTTAACATTGGGTGACACAGTTTTGTCATTTAAGATATTTTGCCTTAATTTGGTTTCCTTCATTTCAATAATTGATTCGTCGTAATATGATGGTAGCTCAAATATTTGTTCTAATTCTTGTATTTTGTAATTTGCTATATTCAAATCAAAATTAGCATTATTATTGTTAGTTAACATTTCAATATATATAGATATAGATGAATTATTTTAGATTTTTATTTTGTTATAATATTTAAAGTATTTTATTT